CATCTTTAACAGCATCGGCTTTACCTTGCTCATAAAAATGATTAGCTATAGTATCTACATTTTCAGCGGCGTAAATAGCTTTGTGATAACCTACAGTATCAACAACTTCACCATCCTTATTTAAGAACTTCTTAACGAATGTATTTAAGTCAGACTGTTTTTCAGCCAAAGCTTGAGGATTAGAAACATTATATCTAAAGTTCTTTTCACCAACTGAGATTTCAAAACCTTTAAAATCATCAGCAAAAATTTCATTAGTTTTATTTCTAAAACTTTCTCTTCGCTCTGCAGCTATTTGTTGTTCTTTGTTGTATCTATTGAAAAACTCCATTGCTTTTTGCTGTTCTTGAGTAACTCCAGGTCTCAACTTGATTTCCTCGTAGTATTTACTCTTTGAACTTTCTAAAAAGTTTTTGGCTTTTGCAATTTCTTCTTTGAAAAGTAACTGTCTTTTTTTAACAGTTCTTTCGTCATCCGCTTCTTCATCATAAGAAAAAGTATCTTCCATTAGAAAATCTATTTCTTCTGTGTTAAGGTGCGGTTTAATTTTTTTATAATATTCATTTAATAAAGACTTTTCATCATAATCAGAATAATCTTTATTTAAATTTACATAGTCTTCAACAGTTCCACCTGTTTCTTTCATAAAAGATACTAACTTTTCTACGTTTTCTGGTAGACTTATTTGAGGAGTTTGTTCTATAATTTTTTCTTTTACTACCTCTTCTTTAACTTCTTCTGTTATTTCTTCTATAATTGAAGTTTCTTCCTTTACTTCTTCGGCGGACCGTACCTCTTCAACCACTTTTTCGCTACTTGCCTCGTCTTTCTTTTCTTCGACAACAACATCGCTATCATTTGTTTCTTGTGTTTGAATGGCATCTTCTGTTTTTTCTGGCTTTTTACTTAAATCTAGTTTTATATCTTTAGTAGATGTATTTACTAGTTTCTTAGGTTTTTTCTTTATTTTAAATTCACCTTGTTCTAATTCACCCGTGGGTGTTTCTTTTATTTCTTCTGACATAATATAATATAATAATTAATAGTTATAACATAGGCATCTGTGTAGGGTCTATGTTTTGATTATTACCTTGAGTTTCAAAATCAGTTGGTAATAAATTATCTTGTCGTTGTTGTATCATAGCGCTTTGTTGTGTTGCTTGCAACTTAGTTCTATTATCTTTACGATCTTCAATAAATTGTTCTTTTTGTTTTTCTCTTGATACTTTCATGCTTGCTAACTCCATATCGTATTGATACCTCAACTGTAAAGTCTGTTGATCTATTTGAGCTTGCATTTGCATTTTTTGTATTTCAAACTCTGTTTTAGCTTTTTCTAACTCTACAGAACTAGCTGTTAATGCTTGTTGTTTTTGCATTTCAGCTAAAGCTGCTTTTTCAGCCGTCTGCTGATTAGCCTGTGCCTGAGCTTGTATATTTGCTTGAGCAGCTTTTTGATCAGCTTCTTGTTTCTTTTTTCTTCTAAACTTAAGAAGTTGATTAGCTAATTTAAGATTTTTAACTTCTCTTATATCTATAGCATCTTCAAGATATATTTGATTAGCTTTTAAAGCTATTTGAATGTTTTGTTCTAATTGAGCTTTTTCTTCCTCGTCTGGTTCTAGAGTTATAAATATACCAAAGTCGTGAATCTGTTGGTTTATTAACTCTCCTAAAGTAGCAGTGTTAAAAGTAGATATACTATTTTCTAAAGCTTGTCTTGTTAGAGGAAACTGCAAAGAGTCAGCTACACGTAGAGAAATATTTTCACAAGCCCTTAGTGTTAAATACAAACTTGCTTGTAGTATATGTCTAGTGGCTGTATTAGAATTTGCAGCTGCTAGCTTTTGTAAGCCTACTAATGAATTTTTATCGGGATTACTACCATCTCTAGCTTCATTTAATCCGGTTACATCTCTAATAAGTTGTAAGTAGTATTGATAAGTCTGTATTAAACTTTGTATTTTAGCGCCGCCGGATCCAGTTCTTAATTCTTGTATTGGAACTTTACCTCTATTAATATCACCTTCTTGTGTTAAAGATCTACCAACAATAGAACCAGTTTGAAAATACATATTTAAAGCTTCAGCTGGATTATAGTTTGTCCCATTACCAAGATCAACTTCTGCTAAACCGTCCATATCTAAAAATACACCATCAGGAACTACTCTAGCTAACACCTGTTGTATCTTTAAATGGGTAAGTTGTATCATATCAGCAAAGCCTGTTATTCTACTTACTAAAGAATTTATTCTACCCTTGTACATTCTTGGAGCAGAAACAGCATAACTAAAATTAACTTTAGTTGTATCAGCTACAGGTCTAGTCATATTTTCTGCCATCTTCCACTCCATCATCATTGGATGTCCTAATATCTTAGCGCCTGAATAAAGTGTTTCAATTGTTCTAGATACTTTATTAAAACTATCAGCTTCAGGTGGGTTAAAAGTATCAGGCTTTTCTAATGCTTTTTCTAATCCTTGATCTGTTTGTTTTATTTTATATACCTGATCAGAATAACTTTTATATTCAAAATATAAAACTTGTATAGTTTGATCGTCTTGTCTACCGTTCCAATTTCTTAAATATTCAGAATTACCTGGATATTTTTGTATAACTTTTAATTCTTCATCTGTTAAGTTAGGAAACTGTTTTTTAATATCAGCTAAATAAACAGATTTAACTTCACCTACATAATAAAGATCTTCAAAATTTGGATCATCACTATATGAATAAACTAAAGCTGCTGGATCTACATAATCTACAGTAACACCTTCAGCTTTGTTCCACATTGTTTTTACACAACCAATACCTAAAACTGTTAGGTCATAGTTAATTCTTTGCCTAACTAAATCATATTTGTTTTTATCTAATATTTGGCTAATAACTTCTTCTTCAGCTACTTCTACAGATTGTTTAAAATCCATTTGTAAATGCACAGCAAGTTCTTCTTTATCTTGTGGCGCGTTTAAAGGATCTTGAGAAAAAGCTTTTACACCTAGTAAGTTTTGAGCTTTCTCTAAATAGTCTTTAGCTTCAATATCAACCATTAAGTTTCTAGCATATTCTGTTCTGATTTTACTACAAACAGGATCTTGCGCATAAGCATTAATGTCGTAATTTCTTTGCGACATGCCGTTTACTACAATGTCTACAAATTTAGATATTACAGGAACTGGTTTCCAGTCTAGGTTTAAATAACTTAAATCTCCATTTATTGCTAGCTCATCTTTATATTTTTGTATTGGTTGTTCTCCTCTAGCGTATAATCTTAATAAAGCATAGTTATTATAATTAATAGCATATCCTGGTGCGTTTGTTCCATATCTATAGTTTCTAAACCATTCTCCTTCTATAGCTCTACCTACGGCTAAACCGTAGTCCATAGTAGCTTTTTCTGCATCTGATACTACTTGATCTGGAAAAGAACTGTTTTGATTATAAGCAACTTGCATTTATTTATTTTATTATTTTAGAGATAATTCCATCATTATCATATCTTTTTATACCTAACTTAATAGGTGTAGTATTTCTTTTAGGTACTGGTCTATACATATTTTTGTTACAGGCCATTATTGCTAAACCAGAACTTATAGAAGCGTCATACTTAGTTCTATTGTTTATATTAAATTGTGCCCAGTCTTCTAAAGTTTTTTGAAAATACATATCTCCATATTCTTCTTGTACTCTGCCTACATAAGTTTCTATATAACTTTCAATAGCAGCTGCGTGAGCTTGTTTAATATCTTCACTTGAATTAGGTATTCCACCTATTTCTCTTTCTGTAGTAGATAATTTATTCCAAATTTTATCTGGCCTGTTTATAGAAAAACCTCTATATCCTCTTCTTTTTAAATAGTATAATAATCTAGGTTTATTGTTTTCAGCTAATATTGGCATACCATAAAATACTAAAGCCATAAGAACATCTTCAAAAAATATTTCAGCCGTTTGTGGCCTAGCTATATATTCTAAAAAAAAATGATTAGGTGGAGCGTCTTCCATAGAAAACTTAGTTAAACCATGTAAAGCACCATTAGAACCTTTGCCATCAACAGTGCCTGATATATCGTAACTGTCACATCCAAAAGCTCCAACGTGTTCATTACCTGGGTATTTACCACCACTTTTTAGTATTATGCGATTTTGTAGATTATTAGGTGGAACCCAAGATATTAAAAACCTACCGTTTTCACTAGGTATAAAATTAACAAAAGTATCTTTAACACCTTTATTCCATTGAAAATTACCTCTTGTAATATTAGCAACATTATTTATTTCGTTATTGTAATCTACTTGCTCGTATATTTTTGTTAGATTAAATAAACTATTTTTAGTTTCGTCTCTAAAAGCATGATCTTCAGTTCTTGGAAATTGCCTGTAATATTCGTTTAGACTGTCTTGATCTTCTTTTAATCCATGTACTTCATTTTCCCAATGTTCAATTACGCCTGTTTCAATTTCATAACCATCAATTCCTTTGA